TCCATGAACTGCGCTAGAAGCGTTTACATGGGTGTTCGCTTCCGAAAAATCAATTGCGGTAGGGACTGGATAAATTACCGCACCAGAGTTGTGAGATGCTGCGGTTGTATTGTCATAACCGCGAGTAACGAAAGTAAGGGTTGTTCCAGAAAGGGTAGCAAGGCACTTTTCTTCACCAGCTAGTCCGGGATCAATGACAACGGAAAATTGCCCAGATGTAAGCCAGTTAGTTGCGGAAGCAATTGTTACGCTGGTGGATACATTCGTAATCGAACCTGTAATAGTGGTGGGGGTTGCCGCACCTGAATAAACTCTTGCACCCATTATTAACCCGCTATCTCTTTAAGTTGAGCAAAGAATGTTCCTTCTGTTTCCCCGTGAATATTCACTATTTCAGGCAACCATTGGTAGTCATAGAGTACCACTTGGTAGGTTTCAAACCCCATTTGGAAAGTAAAGACCTTCTGTGATTGCCATAGGTAATAAAGGTGAGAAGTTCATCTGGAACTTTAACTGCCCAATCTTTATCGCCAACCGTAATTGTTGAAAAGAGCATAATCGGAACATTCCATTGAGCCGTTCTAATCGGAATAGGCATGGAGCGCAAAATCCAGCGAGTCAAAACGGGACTATTTGTGCCATCGGAATTAAGGGTAAGAACTATCTGAAAGTTCTCACCTACAAGCTGACCAGCGGGGAAAGCATAGGCAGGAGATACACTTCCCGCTACATTTGAAGTTCCAATAGTTGTGGCATTTGTAGCCGCCGCATATTGATCGGAAGTATCGGCAATAATGCCTACTTGAATTGAGCCTTTAAGTGGCTCATGTTTAATGTCCACATACATAGCAACTTTGGGGTCTGAAAGACCGTAGGAAATAACTCCGCTGACGAAAGTTCCAGAAGCAACTGGGGTGCTAGTTTCCCCGACCAATCCATAGCCATCAACGGTGAAATACCTTTTGTTATTAAAGGTAATAACCGAGCGAACCGCGCCTTGAGAATAGGCTTGAAGGTCGGCTGCGTAGGCTGGAACTAGAGTGNTGGTAAAGGTGGTCAAATCCATGCGACCCAAGAAAGAGTTATTGCCATCGTAGTTGGACAAGCCATACCAGACAAAGCGAGATTGTGGCTCAAAGCAATAAACGGGTTGGCTAGTTGTGATGATTCCACCCAAGGTCAGCGAGCCATCTGAATTGACTTGGCAAAAACGAACGCCCTTATCGGTTCCAATAAGAACATAACCAAGATAGGAAGCAATCGAACGAACGATTTCTCCATCTGGTAATTCAGCCGCAACGGTAGGAACGGCAAGCGCGGTTCCATCAGAAAGGATTGCGGTTCGATAAATAATGGATTTAGTTCCAGCGTATCCAGCCGCATAAATCTGGCTAAGACCACCGCAAATATCTACCCAAGTAAAGTTGCGAGCCGAAAGGTCAAGGAGCGCAGTAGGCAATGCTCCGCTAGAAAGAACATTGTAAAGTTTGCCACCACCAGCCGCCATAAGGCGTGACTTGGTATAGCGAACCAAGGTAATAGTTCCGGTTGCGAAAGAAGAAACAGATGCTCCGCCGAGTGTTCCAGAGTAAATGCCGTTTGAACTATTCGCCGTATAAATGGTTGCGCCATCAGAAGCCATAGATACTGGTGAGCCAGTCATGCCAGTTACGCTGGTAAATGTGGACATATCTGAGGTGTATTTAAGGGCGGTTCCATCAATGATGTAACATTGGTTCCCGTGTTTAAGCAAGCAAGCCCAGTATTTGCCGAAGTATAAACGCGAGATGTGTCATTAAGAAGGGAAAGTTGCCAAGGATTCCAAGGGTTAATTCCTATTGAATCGTTATAGCGATTGAGTAGTGATGTAGCACGATCAAGGTAGGTCTGACCTTCTCCACCCAACCATGTATCTTGACTTCTGCGCCATAGTTGTTCGGGGGAGATAGATTGCTCTCCAGGGGTATTGGAGTTATCGGCTTGGTTACGAACAAGTGGCAATGTTTCGCGCTTGAATTTTGCTCCCCATACTCCGATTGAATCTTTGTCCCATTGGAGCATGTAAGGGTGACCATCAAGTGCTACGGGATAAGGCCAAGGAACATTGGAAGAAGTAGAACTTCCAGAGTAAAAAGGAACCGCTGGTCTAAAAGGTGTGTCATAGGAAAGCGATGGCGAAATTGTCATGCTTAACTCCTATAACTTGGGTACAAGGCTTCCAATTTTGCGGCTTCTGCTGCGATACGGCGAGCGCGTAATTGCTGAAGTCCATTAGAAGATTGCATGATTGCTCCTGCTGGAACTTCACTTCCTCTGCGAGTATCGCCCTGTGCTTCGGTAAAGTCGCGCTTAATTTCGCGCCCTTCCATCAAGCGAATTGCAGCTCCAAGTGGAGGAATATCAAAAGCCGTATTTTGCAATCCAGTAGAAGCGACATTGGCATAGGTGGTAGTTGGCATTGTGAGGTTTGCCTTGTAAACAACTCGAACGCCAAAACCTGCATAACCAGGGGAAAATAATTGAAGTGAGATTCCAGATGGGAATTGTGCCGTATCTGCATTGCGGTTCAAACGCCACTTGGTATTGGAAATGCGTGGGTTGTCGTGGGCAGGTCCAGGAGTCAAATACTTAACTTCATAAATGGAAATCAATTGATCGGCAATAGGGCTAAGGTCGTAACCCGTTAGAATCGGATTGTAAGTGAAATCGTAAGTTTGGATTCCATAAAGACCATTGGTGGGAGATGACAAATCATTTATCTCATTGCCTAATTGATTGAGAATGTCGTTGCCCGTAAAGCGTGGGGCAACACGAACAAGAGTTCCAATAGCCGCATTAGCATCGGTTGAACCTTCTTCTCCAGCCAATACGCTGGCAGTTGAACCTGAAATAGACCAGACATAAAAAGTATTGGTTCCAATAGAAAGGCGCGTACCGGAGCGGATACCATCAGTAGATTGAGCAAATGTAAGGGTTCCGCTACCTGCGGTATAAGCAAGGGCAAGTTGATTACGATTTTCAACATAACCACTCATTAAATAAGAACGAGTCTGGTCAATCCAATTTTGAACAGTTGTCATAGATTTACCGCCGTTGTGTTAGGGTCATAAATGGATTTGCCTGTTACATGTTCAATTGCTTCTACTGCGGCTTCAATTTTCTTAGTTTGTCCTTCTAGGACTTGACCTGATTCAATCTCAAAACGGGTTGTGGCTCCAGCTTCAATACGGGCGGCTCCATCAATTCCCTTGGGTTGATACCCTTGCTGACGAAGGCGTTTGTAGGCTGGCATATCTTTTTGCCAGCGTTCTTCACGATCATTAACTGCCTTTACGCTATCTCTTAAATCTCCAAAACCGAGCATGGGAAAACCTTCGCGGTGTGGAAGTTCATCTTTGGTAAGTGGTTTATAGCAATTCTTACACATCCAGCCATCTTTGGATGAAAACTTAAAATTGGAATGAGCGCAAACTGTTGTAGTTTCAGTTTTCAACTTATGTACGCTCCGTAACCAGCGTTTGTCAGAATTTGAACTTCGCTGTCACTAATTGTATAGGAGTGACCGCCATAATAAACGGCTTTAACGCCAGGGCTACTTGAGGCAATAGAGCCATTTGCGTTGTAATAAGTTTGGGCTACCCAAAGTGGGGGTTGGGTTTCAGATACAACATTGTTGGTATCTATCCACACATTATTGCCTTTAGGAATCGAAGGCGTGAAATAAGCAAAAGGTCGCTTTTGAAACTCTGGGGTGTTATCCGTAATAACGGGAACAAAGGTTCTCGCTGGGGGAGTAAAAGTTGCCATTTGTCACGCTCCTAAAGTAGAACGGGGAGCCACCCGAGAAAGGTTAAGCGGGTGACTCCCCTAAGTTACTTACTGTCCGATTGAAGAACCAGATTCAATGCGGAACAAAGCAGCTTGACGGAATGGAGCATACCCGACAAAGTGCTTCCAGCCAACTCCAGTAAAGCGGCGGAGTGTGTCAATGACGGGAATATCAACCAAGATTGGTTGGATTCCATAACCGCCACCGGTTGAGAAAGCCTTAGCGAGAGCCTGACGACCCAAGACCAAGGTTCCGTACACATCTACTGCATTTACAACGAGTGTCAATGAAGTACCAGCGTTCACATTTGACAATCCAAGAACCGAAACTGTCAAAGTTGTGGTTGTTGGAACTGTTACAACTGTGAACTGAGCGTTAAAGCCAAGTTGTGAAGTTGAACCAGTACCAGATGTAGCGGTAGCACCTGAGATTGTCAAAGTGTCACCAACTGCAAGACCGTGTGCACCAGATGTGGTGATTGTAGCCACATTTGAAGTAACAGCAATCGTTGAGATTGTGTATGAGTTTGTTCCACCGTCAGAGAAGAATGGTGCGCGTGGTGTTTCCATGAACTGTACGCCCTGGAAGTTACCAATTACGCCATTGTAGATACCTGATGGGTCGGAATAAACATGTGGGTCAGACCAGTTAGTTCCACCTGTTGCGCCACGAAAATCGTAGGAAACATCTGGGTGGATAAGACCCTTATACATGCCGTTGAATGTTGCGACATTCTGCTTACGCAACTTAGCAACTGCGTTACGGACATCTGAACCTACAAGAGTATTTGTCTTAGCAAGAGATGTACGACCTGCAACTGCGCCTGAGTAGGCAACCTGAGTACCTGTACCAGCAGCAGTACGAGCGATGCCGTCTGTTGAGATACCAGCGTTCCAACCAACAACCTGTGCGGCGATTGGGTTTACTTCCATAAACGCGGTAGCACCGAGCTTGGCAGTAAGTTGGATTGCATTACCGTATTCAAGAGGAGTAACGGTGATGTATGAGTCAGCCATCGCTACTGGAGTGATGTCTGAAGTTTCTGTAAGTGCTGTTGATGCTTCAGCAAGGTCAGAAGCGATTGTGAATGTTACAGATACACCGCGATTGGTAGCATCTGTGGACTTAACCTCTACAAGAGCATCGTAATAAAGCTCTGGGCGAAGGGCATAGTAAGCAATTTGCTCATACGCGGCCTTCGAGAGATCAAGCGAAGAAACTTGGGTTAAAGCCATTTATTCGCCTTCTTTCGGAAATGAGAACTAGATTCGGATGAATCCAGATTGAGGTTGCTCATTTGAAATTGGGATACCGAGTTTTGAAACAATAGCCAGAACTGCCTCTGGTGAATCCGCATTGCGAATATCATCAAGTGCTGAAGGTGCAATGAAAGCCTGAGAACCAGCGGAGGCATTTGATACGCGATCAATTGCGCTTAATTCCTCTTTAACAGATTGGGTTTCAGAAGTGGCGATTAAGCCATACTGTTCCGCTTCTGCCTTGATTGCTTCTGCTGTCAATTCACCTTCATAGGACTTAGCAAATAACTTTCCAGTTGGAGAGTTGATGTCAATGCCTGACTTCAATAGAGCAAGTTCACGCCTAGCCGCATCTGCCTCTTGCTTGGCTAATTCAGCCTCACGCTTGGCTTGCTTGCCATCTTTGGCTTGCTTTCTCAAGTCACGCAGTAGAGCAGTATCTCCACTTTGTTCGTTATTTTGTTCTAGTTCTAATTCTTCATTTTCGAAATCGTCATTTTCATTTGACATGATTGTTTTCCAATTCTGTATCGCTAAGTTACTAGGAAAGCACTTAGGCAGGGTTAGTGTTTAAGGTGGTCGTAACCGAACCTGACACCGCTTAACCAATACGCGGGGCAAGCCCTCATTGCCTCATTCATTGTTATAGCGGCGAACGGAGCCGCGATTCCTCTTGGTGGCTCTAACTAGACGAGGAATAGACTTAGAACTTTTCAGGAGCGCAATTAAAGAATACACATAACGCGTTCTTTTGTCTAAACCTAAGCAGTTAGATTGCTTGCGCCAATTCCCTTAATTCCGCTTGAATCAGCCGCGATTGCTCCGCCTTGGTTGAACTCATTAACCTTCTGTTGTTGAAGGTGCTGGAAAGCAAGAACATCTGAACCGTTGGACTTGAATTGACTGTTAATAAGTTGTTGGTTGCTAAGGGCGGTTGCCACATCTCCAGGTAACTGGGTTTCAAATTGGGTTTCTTGAGCCAAGTTGCTAAACCCTGCTTGCGCCTGAGATTGGCTGATACCTTGGTTAGCAAGTGCTTCAGCTTGGGCAGTAGTAAGTTCCCCGTTGGCTCCTGCACCCTTAAATCCTTGCTGGAGAGCCGCGCCACCGATTTGCATGGCTTGAGCCTGTTGTTGGATTTTTGGCAAGGCTTGGCTTGGGTCTAATGCCCATGCCGCAAGATGACCTGAATCAAGTCCGTAGGTATCCAAAGCGTATTGACGGATATTTGGGTCAAGAGAGAGAACGCTATTTTGGGCTGCCGTTACACGGGATTGAAGGTCTGTTGGGTTGATGTTATTAGCAATCAAATTTCCCATATAGGCGGTTGTATCAAAAGTTCCGCTAGGGATACCAGCAGATTTCAATACCTCTGTGTAACTTTTTTCAAGACTGATATATGTACCTTCATTGATTGCTTGACCTTTAGCCGCAAGAGCCGCCATGCCAGGAAAGCGTTGAGCATAAGCGTTTCCGTAAATCGGATTTCCTGATCGAATATCTGAAATGATTTGAGAGGCAGGGACACCTTTGTTCAATTGATCCCATGCTGTTGTTGCTACAGAAGAAAGACCTGCTTGATCGAGGATATCTGTAATTGCGCCAAGCGCAGATTCATCACTTGCTGAAGGAGTTGTTGTTGGTGTTCCAGAAGTTGTTTGCGAACTTGTAAATCCACCATTGCCATCTGCAACTGTGGTAACTGTGGTGATAGTTCCATCTGCATTTTTAATAACTTGGGGAGTTCCGACAACTGTTCCCTTAGCCAAAGGAGTTACGGGAGTTACTGGTGGCGTTGGTGGATTAACTGGTGGCGTTGGTGGATTAACTGGTGGCGTTGGTGGATTAACTGGTGGCGTTGGTGTTGTTCCAGAACCAGTAGGCGTAGTTGGGGCAGCCGATACGGGAAGTATTTGACCAGTAGGAGAAACATATTGAAGTTGAGAACCTACATATTGCACACCTGGAGATAGTTTTGGTGGCAATGCGGCTGGATTGAAAGTTACCTGAGATGGGTCTGGCGGGGTTGCGTTATTGGTTTTCTGAGTTCCCATGATTTACCCCTGTAATCCGAACATAGTCTTAAGTTGGCTTGCAAAGTCTGAGGCTTGTGTTTTAGCCGCGTTGGTGTAATTCCACCCGTATTGAGGGTCTGTCTTAATGGTTTT